TAGACAGCTCATACATCAGCCTGCGCTCCTCCGGATCAATCCTCCGCCGTACTATCTTCATTTTCTACTTCACCTGTGATTTTCAGCGATTTGAGAGCACTCAGCATTGCTTTGACTGCCTGATTATCTGTCCGCATCTCTCCGATCGAGAACGCCATCATGTTATTCTGCCAGCACGCAGCATTATAGAACCTCTCTTCTACCAGAGATGCGACCCCAAAAGGCCCCTCCGGAGTCTCTTCATCTTCTGCCAGATTCCCGATATCGAGGAGCCCGAGATATTCTTTATAGACTGGCACCAGATTTCCATACTGGTCACGCAAAATCCCCACTGCGTCACAGACAGTTATCGGGAGTACTTCCAGCTCCTTCTCCTGCGGCACAAGAAGCGGAGACATTCTGTCCTCTGCATAAAATTCCATCTGATTCCCGTTCTTATCTGCAGTGTAAGCCTCTCCATTCTCCGGAAGTTCTCCGACCAGTGATATGAGATCTCCCTTTACTTCCTTCGGCATATCGCCATGAATAAAGAACACACACCACTTAGCTCCGCATATCGAGATTCCGGTTCCGTCGTTCCTTACTGCGAGCCCACCGCCCTTGTATGCCCGCCTCATGAGGGTCTTGAGCGCGTTCCTTCTTAAAAACATTCGTTCCTTCCTTCCTCGGCGCTGACCGCTGCCAGCGCCGCATATAATTTGATTATCGTCAGGTCGAAGAGACCTGCGATCAGAGTTACCGCATATATCATCATACGTACACACAAATCAGGTCGTGCGAATCTCCCGGTCCAGGAGCTTCACACACAAACTGAAAACAGGCCTGTTCAATGTCGCTTATCATTTCTTTGATGTTCCTTGCGAGCGTATATCTCCCTGTGTATTCGCCATCCGAGAACACCTTCCCGATAACTCTCGCCTTATCGGAGTATCTCTGGTCTTCCGGCATCAGTTTGAATACTGCGATATATGGTCTTTTCCATTCGATCCAGTTCTCCGGACATATGTCCTTGAAATTCCTTAACTGTCTTTCTTCCATCCTCTTACCTCATTTGTCATGGAAAGCCAGCGCCCGAAGCTTCGGCTGTAACATTTCGACGCACTCCAGCGCCTTTTCCCAGTTCCGCCAGCCTATGTTATTCGACAGATCTCTGCAAATCTGGGATGCTTCTACTCGCATGACACGTATATCAAGAGACTGCTCTTCCGGAGCTGGCTGTCCTTTTTCGTCTACAATCGGCTGTATTTTCGATATATCCGCAGTCTTTTTCGGAGCCTGTTGCGCCGGCGCAACAGGCTCAGGCTTTTCCACAATAGGCGGATTCATTCCTGTCTCTTCCGGTTCCTCTGCCACGGGCTCCGCCTCCGCATCACTGCTATTGTCCGCATCGTCACCCGTTTCCAGTTGTCCCTTACCAGCATCGCCGTCCTCTGTTTCCTCATCTCTGCCGCTGCCTGCATCCTCATCAGCTTCGGGACCGCGAGCCGGTTCACTTCCCTCATCTCCACTCTCTTCATCCGGCTCAGGGTATCCGTTATCTCCCCGATCTCTGTCCCGAGTTTCGCCATCTGTTCCCGGATTCTCTCCGCTAAGAGTTTCATCTCCTCCATGAATTTCTGCAGGACTTCCTTCACCTTCTCGATAATATCCGCCATCATCATCTGATTTTTCGCCGACAACTCCATCCTCTCTCTCCTTTCTCTCTATCCACGTTTTCGCTGCTGTTGCAAATTCACTCCAGTCAACAGACTCCTGTCCGCCTCCGAAGGTCTTTACCGTTATCCCGCTTGTTTTGAACGCCAGGAACTGCGCCCCTGCTCGGAACATCTTCGAACCGGAAGGAGCGACCGCTGCCGCCAGATGTTCCGCATCTGTCTGGCCAGCTTCAATAACCTCTCTGACGCGCTCCGCTACCTCTGCATCCTTGTCGAGCATTGTCCAGAACGCTTTTCCCGCACCTGTCTCCGGCTCAGCCTGAGCTCCCTCAGCGTCTCTGTTGAACCGTCTCAGCTCTCTCACATCTTCCCTCGCTGTCTCTGGCGTGACCAGTTCTCGATCAGGATCCGGAAGAGCAAGCATTTCAGCGAGGATCGATTTCCCGATTCCTCTGTATCTCGGGTCTACCAGTTTTGAATATCCGTCCTCACTGAATTCCTTATTGATCGCTTTCAGCCTTGATACTGTCGATTTCGACAGATTGAATTCTCTTTCTGCGAACTCATAGACAGATGCATATCCTTCCTGGCGGAAAGCCTCGCTATCTTCTATCTGCCGCAGATAATACCCGGTCCTGATGAATGACTCCGCCTGATTGGACAGCTCCCTGCGGATCTCATCCTTCATTTCCATATACTCGCTAATTGTTATCTGGTGATACTCTCCCATCGGTCCTCCTTATACCGCTGCCTGCAAAATGTTCTGATCAGCGACCAGCGCCGCACCCTTTGCAGCTTCTTTTGATTTCTTTCTTTCTGTAATTGCTTCAATCCATGCGCTTAACCATTTCTCAATCACTTCCTTATCCGGCTTTGTATCGTTCCGCCCGTACCACTGCAGGATTTTCTCATCTTTTATCTCTACGGTTATATATGGTGTGTTCGGGTCAGATACGAACCTGAGGAAGAGGATTGCAGACTCTCCTCTTGCGTGCCTGCCAATATATGTGTTAGACGCGCCTACACAATGATGTAGTAGCTGCCCCTCTTCCATTACTTCCAGAATTGTCTTTGCCGGCCTGATCATTAGGTCACCTGCTTTATAGCCATATCTGGCTTTCAGGCTTCTGAACCTCTTTTTAAATTCCGGATACGCCTTTTCTCTCTCTGCGGCCTTGGCCTCGTTATCCTTTCTGTTCGCGGCCAGCACCATCGCCCTGTGCGCTTCTGATAGATCTCTCGGATATAGCGATGTGCTTCTTTCCATGTCATATCCGTATTCGATCCTCATATTGATATAGTCCCTGTAATAAGCTGCCTTTTGGCACGCCTTCACATCTCCGAACGCTGTCGCATTGTTAAGAAAAATGATTTCTCTCCCGATCCATTTCTCTACACGGTTTATAAGCTGTGATATCGAGATATACCTAAAGAAATTCTCATATGAGGCGTCAATTCTCATGGCGTATGCCTTCATAATCTGTTCTTCCGTCCATGCTCCCTTTCCCTTGGCTTTCCCTTTAAGGGCTCTTTGAGTCACCCAATGCTCTGCCTGCAGCGTGTTGAGCATTTCCACATTGTCATGACTTTGGAGCAGTGATAAGCGGCATCTCCTTATTCGTAGTACTGTGTCTATCTTTTGAGTCCTTCGCACTCCCTTGTTCAAGCCCAGGCTATTACCATCGACAATTTTGTCGACGATATTAAAAAGCCCAAGCTTAACGAGTTGTTCCATAGGATATTGTTTTGCGGCATCAAGGTATCTCTGCGGTTTTGTGAATGTTGTAGTCGCTTCAAGAAACTCCCTTATTCCCGAGTATTGCAATTCCGGGGTAGCCCATTCGTCTGCATTTCCCGTGAATACTGCTCCGTTCCCGAGCACTGTATGCCCCTGTCCGAGATAGTTCCTGTCATCCCAATGCCATTCTCCTTCGTACCCTGTTTCATTCCAGTCCACGAAGTCTTTGCCCTCGATCCGGAATATTCTCGCCCTCTCTTTTACGAAAATATTGCTCTTGCACTCAATGCCCCACTCCTTATGTGCATTCAAGTACCTGATCACTGTACCCGTCCGGAACTTCTGTATTACATATATGTTCTGTATCTCACCATATATGTACTTGCATCTTCCCGCTGCCTTATAATATGCCGACGTCCCGCACATCTCGCAGGTCGTTCCGGCATTCTGGCGTGGAGTCTCTGAGATATGTTCAAACTGCCCTTCGTAGCTGTCGCGCCTTTGAGTTATGATCGTATACTCGCCTCCGCATTTGCTACATATACAGTCTGCTTTTCTCCCATGCCGTTTATAGTAGATATATTCCCTCCTTCCAAAGCACTCTTTGTCTGCGAAGTCTTTCAGACCTTCCGGGAGCGCCGGCATGTCCGCACACCTTGCCTCTAGCCTTGCATTCCTCGATGTTTCCTCTTTTTCCTTTCTCTCCTCGTTTATTACATCTTCCAGTTTTCTTAGGCACTCCCAGTATTTGTCATATAGCGGCGGCAGATATCTGTCCTTGAGATCCATTGCTTCTTGCAAAAAGGTCTTTATGATTGTCTTGCTCTCACTGTCTATCCCTGTGTTTGACCACTTTGCGCTATCAGGAAGCCCCGGACCGTCGATCATGTCGAACTCATCCCAGATAGGTGATCCGTTGTACTTCCGGTAATCATCTCCTATGTGCCGCCGCTGCCAGTTGCCTTTTTCCGGCCACCAGATTCCATAGTCATGCGCTGTATATGCCGCCCTTAATATGTGCCTTTCTCTTCCGTACACATCCATGAGCAAATGCCTCTGTCCGCTGATTTCCATCACTTCGGCAACTGCCATATACGGTTTCTTTCGAGTCTCCCGGAGCTGGATCGGCGGCAGGGCTTCGATTCTCTTTTTCTTCATACGCCTTTACCCCATGTAATACTCCGTGATTATCCGTCTCGCTGTTGCCATCCCCGGCACTCCGAAAGTCACCTTGCCCGCGCTGACTTTCGCGCTGTTTAAAATTTCTTTCGGCACTGTCCACTGATTTTTAAATGATTCGTTCAGAAGCGCTCCGATGCATCCCGTCAGGGATTTCCCTTTGTTCCGCACCTTATAAGCGAGGATCTGATTCTCCTGACACTGGACCTTTACGTATTCCACCCAGTCAAGCATCAGACCTTTTATTTTCAGTTCCTTAGCTTCTACTTCCAGCTTGCCGACCGCTGCCGTCATAGTGTCACACAGGACCGGTATCTCTCCCTCTTTGTACATATCCACAAAGTCCTGCGGGATTCCGTTCTCTTTGGCCAGAATATCGATGCTGTCCAAATCTCCCTCATTAAACAAATTATCGGCAAGCTCGTTAATCTCCTGGAATGTATCGAACTCACCGAATTTCTCATATAAACCCATATTTCTCCTTTCTTACCTACTTACGTATATGCAAATGTGTCTCGCTCCGTCTATCATTTCCTGTTTCAGATTTGTCACCGGCAGATATGCGATATCTCTCCGCTCCACCGCTCCCAGAGCCTCACCGTAATATGAAATCCCTCCGCGAAGTCCCGGCTCCATCACGCCGATATAATCATCAGGATCTATCAGCCTTAAAATATCTATCAGAATCATGCTCCCTCCAGCTGGTCGAGCGCCCTGTCCATCAGCTCTTTCGCCCTGTCAAATCCGATCGGGTCCGGAGTGATAAGCAGGCTGTGCTTGGCTTTCGCTATTCTCCGCCACTCTTCCTCATTTGCGACCTTTTCCTTCTTGTTCTTCCAGAAGTCCGCGCCCTCCCACGTATCAAGATAATTAGTGATCATATTGAGCACCCATCTGTTCTCCGTGTGGATCACGACCTCTGAATTAGCTGTGAATCGTTCCAGAGCTGTCGCTATCGCCGTAAGCGTCGCTTTATTCCACGAGGCTTTGACCTGGCCGTCTCCTGTCCTTCTGGTCGACTTGCCTTTATGCGAGAACTCCAAACAGTACGCATAGTACTTGACGCTCTCCGCAGCTTCCCGGCTGTCTGTCCAGACCCATAAGTCTACTTTGTACATTTCCCCTCCTCCTTTCTTGTTTGTTATCCCCGCCGGCTCGGGGATGAATGCCGACGGGGACAGGGTAGATACTTATAATTTGGAATGTAATGTATATCGCTAACGTGCGCCGCCCATTCCTGAACTGATAACTCCTTTCCTAGATTTCGTGAAAATTTATAAATCGACGCACGTAGCCTTCTGCCCTCCCCGGCCTGCCGATCGACAGGCCGGCCATCATCGTTGGTGGTAGGTAAACAAATGAAAAAACTCCTGAGCCAGAGCGACAGGATTCGAACCTGCATATCTGGGAGTCAAAGTCCCATGCCTTTCCACTTGGCCACGCCCCGATAAATCCGGCCCGTCCTTAGGCGGACCGGAAAAGAATCTAATTAACAGAATCGTTATTCGGGCACAGTGCAGTTAATAACCGGCCCACATTCGCACTTTCCATCATATTCTTCCACTGATACAGGCTTTTCAGCGCCTGCCTCTCCGCAGAGGACAGCGAACTTTCTTTCGTGTTCTTCCAGCGTTTTCATTATCCTGGCTCTGAATCCATCTGTCTCTCTGGCTATTCTTTCAAACCTCTCGCTCTGTAACATTCTTTCTTCGGTTTCGCGCAGTCCCTTCTCATATCCGCGCTTTTCGGCTTTTGCCAGTTCCTCAAGATACTTATGAGTCTTTATCTTCAAATCTGATCCTCCTTTTTACTCAACCCACTCATGCGGTATTGCCTCACCCCATCCGGCTGCTGCGGCCCCGTTCTTTGTCATGCTGCTAAGCCTTATGACCTGGTAATCGCCCATATTCCGGATAACACGTATCCGCCAGAGCTGTTCGGGCGCATTGAGAATTCCTGAATCCTTGTCGAGCATTTTGTAAGTACCGAAGTAAAATCCGTTTTTTCTGACCTCAAGCCATGAATACGTGCTCTGCGCGCAACAAACTTTATGCCACATTCCTTTTTCCCAGTGTGCTCCATAAGGATCTCCCGGTGTCTTCACCTGCAGGCTCCTGTCAAAGTTAAAAACCTGACCAGCTGCAAGCGGATCATCGGCAAGCTTCTGAAGTGTGAGCCAACCGTCGGACGCTCTTCTTGTCCAGTACCGTCCACGGAAATGTTCGCACTCCAGGAGAACGCCCTGCATACCTGCCCACTCGCCTTCCCAGTAGCCGTCTGTCCCTGTAGCTTTCAGATACGGATACCGCTCTCCGGCCGCTGCCGGCATTGCCATCGCGGCAATCAGTGCGGCGATCATGCAAATCATTACTAACAGTTTCTTTGTTTTTCTTCCCATACCTTGTCCTCCTTTACATGGGATATTTGTATTGTCTTCGGCAAATGCCGCTGAGACCTGTGTTTATGATACTTAGACCGCTCCCGCGAAGCGTCTGCACAGCTCCGCTGCCACCGCGCTCGCTATAGCCTGTATATCGATCCGCACCTCTGCCGGCAGGGATGTGTTAATCCCCAGTTCCCTCTCCCTCTGGATCGGGTCATACGGTTCCGGCATGATACCCGCATCGAGCTTCTGCTTTGTCTCCGCCCAGTCCTGCAGGGCTGCAAATCTGACAGCCGCGCACTTTCCCTCGAAGATATCCGTTCGGCTGTATCTCTCGGGGATATGATCCCGGATTTCAGAGACCATCTTACGAACTGTGTCCTTGCTCAGCCCCAGCTCTTCCGAGGCTTCGCGAACTGTCAAAAACTGTTTCACGTTATCACCTCTCAATCGAGTCCCATCCGATCATCTTCATCACTTCCGGCTTTAAGGCAGGCCCATATAACTACTACGCTTATTATTACTGCCAGCATTCATACCTCCTTAAATCACTGTCGTGAATCTATCCATCAGCCAGTTCTCCCCGGGCTCTTCTGCTTTGTTCTCTTCTGTACGGCTCAGGCCGTTCTTTCCACGCAATTACCTCGCCCATGCTGAAATATGTCCTGTCCGGTGACCACTGGCCGTCTTTCGTCTTGGCTGTATCCACGACTCTTGTGCCGTCGAGCAGTTCTACTGTTACATCGACATAATCAGACACCTTTTCGAACATATGGGGATTCCATTTTGCAGTTCCTTTTAATTTCGCGAATATGCTGTCATGCTCTTCCGGCATTCGTTCTTCGCACGGAATCCACGGCGGTTCTGGCTGTGCGGGTGGCAGACTTCTCAAAACTTCCTCTATTCCATTGATACAGTCAAGCGCATCAATCGCTTGCTGTCTGCTGATTAAATCATTATTCATTTTGTTCTCCTATAGAATTAAGCAATTGCCTTATTAGATTTAAGTATTCATTCTTGTCCCATCCTTCAATTTCACATATCTCCATATCCATACGTATATCGTTAAGTATGCGGACAATAGCCTTGTGCCTCGCCAAATCATTCAACGCTCTTGCCGTGTCCTTGTTAGGTATTATCACACCACCATTCAATCGCCACATCCTCCTTGACAAGTGCATGTTGATACTCGCCGCCAAAGCGTGGTTTATTGTTGTTGATAAAGCGGTATCCCGCTGGCGCATTTGTGCATCCACCAACAACTTTCCATCCTTCAGGTACATGGTCAAGAACTGCCATGCCTCTTACCTCCTCCTGTTGCACTGTGTTGTTTCGCATGTTCAAGTTCCTTTTCTGCTGGGAATATAAATGTTCGCTCATCCGCATCAATCGCAGACATAAGCATCTCTAAAACATATGTGCATTGTTCGCGGTTTTTATACCTTGCTAGTTCTCCGCCGGCTCCGTTTTTTGCCACCGCCTGTATGCCTGTCCCATTGCCAGTCACATGAAACCTCGATATGTCTGCGAAGTTCCAGACCGCTTGCCTGTTCTGAGTGTAGATTGCTATCATGTACCGCTACCCCCATCAATCGCCTTTCTTAAGTCCTCTGGCGTTCTTCATGCTGTTGCCTTCGGCGGCTTCGGATTCGATGCCGCTGCCATTCCTTCCAGGAAGGCCAGTGCGATGCGCTTACCCACATCGTCGGGAATCAGCGCAAATGTCTCAGTCAGTTTTTTGGTTTCAGCTCTCTCCTCATCGGTGAGCTGAGACGGTCTTTCAATAGTATTGGTTGTCATGTTCTCACCTCTCTGTTTTTTGCTTTTCTTTTGTGATTCTGGTACCATTGTATGTACCATTATCTCATTTGTCAATAGTCTTTTTGTGATTTTGGTACATTTATTTATTGACGATTAAGACAGACGGCAATATAATTCAAATCAGAAGGTGATGAGAAAATCTTTAAATGCAAATAGAACGGAGGAATGATGAAAGAACGTTTAAAAGAACTCAGAACTGCGCTGAATCTTACACAGCAAGAATTCGCAGACAGAATCGGGATCCAGAGAGGAACATATGCAAAATACGAAGTAGGCCGCAACGATCCCATTGATGCAGTTATCAGACTCATATGTCAGACATTTAATGTGAATGAGGAATGGCTCCGTACCGGATCCGGGCAGATGTTTGTCGATGTCTCCCGCGCTGATGAGCTGGCACGTCTGATCGAGGAAACTATGAGCGAGGAGTCCGGAGAGATTAAACGCCGTATTGCAACCGCAGTGCTGCGGCTCACTCCTGACCAGCTCAGGGCCTGCACTGACTGGATCAAAGAGACCTTCGGTCTTGTCGAAGCGCCCGCTGCCGAGCGGGAGCTTACGATAGATGAAAAGGTCGAGAACTACCGCAGAGAGCTCGAAGCGGAAGAAGCAATCCGAACATTAGAAGCTTCACCGACTGGAAGCGCCGGAGGAGCTAAAGAAGCGTAATATGAGAAAGGAGATATGCCTATGGCAAAAGACGATTATGACAAAATTGTATGTATGATTTTGACCTATTTGTATGCGAAAATCAGAGGGCATACAGATGTCAATCCCGACGATTATCTGCAGCCTATGACCAAGGATTTTCCCATCGTCGAAGATTATTTTTACTTTATCCTCGAAAGCATGTTGAAAGCCGGCTATATCGAAGGCATCGCATTCACCAGAATATTGGACGGTACTATTATTGACGTCTCCGGAATGTCCGATATAAGGATCACCGCCGACGGCATCCATTATCTTTCCGAAAATTCTATCATGCGGAAAGTATTGGAATGGCTCAGGGACAACGCCGTTTCTCTTCTCCCCGGAATGTCGAAAACTGTTTTGTCGATTCTCAACAGATAACCACATAGGCGAGTTGCGCCGGCGCAACAATAAACCCGGGTTTCAGATTATAACCCGGGTAAACTTATCTAAGGAGGACTATCATGTATGTAAGACAAACGCCTAAAGGCACATGGCGATTTGCTGAGTGTTATAAGGACCCGCTGACAGGGAAGCGCAGGGAAGTGAGCGTTACACTTGCCAAGAACACCGCTGCCGCCCGGAAGGAAGCAGCTATATGTCTGCAGAAAAAGATTGCCGCCATGTCTGCTCCAGATTCCCGCAGCATCCGCCTCGGAGATCTCATTGATAAGTTCGTAGCTTATCAATACTCTATGCACAAAGCTTCGACCGCAAAACAGGATGAGATGCATCTGCGCACCGTCGAGAAGCTGATCGGCTCCGATGCCCTTGTATCAAAGATTACGCCAGAAGTAGTAACCTCTGCCCTTCGTCAGTCTGGGAAGGATAACACATGGGCTAATCAGAAGATCCGCCACATCAAACTGCTCTGGCGCTGGGCTTATCGGCAGGGCTATGTAGACAGCACTGTCTTGATTGACCGTCTTGAGCGCCTTCCGGAGCCATCGAGCCGCCAGAAGGTCATAGGCAAATACATGGAATCTGAGGACCTTAAGAGCGTGCTTGCTGACATGGCGGAATCAAATACAGACTATATGCTCCTCACTAAGTTTCTGGCTCTCTCCGGCCTCCGGATCGGTGAGGCTATCGCCCTCACGACTCAGGACATAGACCTTAAGACCAGAGAAATCACTGTAAACAAAACCTATGCCCTCAACGTCGACGCAATCCAGAGCACTAAGACAGAGATGTCCGACAGATCTGTCTATATGAGGCGTGAGCTGCTTGACCTTGTACAGCTCATCCTTAAGCGGCAGAGACAAATCCAGATAGCATCAGGCATCCGCACGCGGATCCTGTTCCCCTGGTCTGACGGAGGCTATATGCATTATGCATCATACTCTAAGTTCTTCCGGTATCATACTCGGAAAGTACTCGACCGCGGGATGCAGATACACTCTCTCCGGCACACGTACACAAGCCTCATGGCGGAGGCGGGAGTCCCGATTGAGACGATAAGCCGCCAGCTCGGCCACGCTGACAGCAAGGTCACCAGAGACATTTATATGCACGTAACCGAGCGGATAAAGCAGGCAGACAATGACCGTTTAGAGGCTGTCTGCATCCTCTGACGCTGAATCCGCGCTGAATTTATTTCGTACATATTCGTACAAAACCGAACCCCTTAAAAACAAAAAGTGTGGATTTTACAAGCAAAAACCCACACAATCCTATTAAAACCGATATACGTAAGTAGCCCCTCTCGCTATTGTGACCTAACCCGAAAAATCGCGTATTTATGCGGTTTTTCGGGTTTTCTTTTGTCCAAATAGGGTCCCCACGCTGAACAAACGCTGAATTATGCGGTTTTCCCGAACAGATCCGCCCAGGTAAGCGGTCCCGCCCATCCATCGGCCTCGAGACCGTGCTCACGCTGATATGCTTTCAGCGCGTACTCTGTATTCTCTCCGAACTCGCCATCAAGCTCGAGCCTCTTTCCGTCTTTCCCGCGATATCCCTGCGCGTCGAGCATACACTGCAGTGTGTGCACGTCCTCTCCGATCATGTCAATGTGTAACTGTGCAAATGTGAACTTGTATCCGATCATCTCGCTGTCTCCTCCCATCTCGCTCACATAATCAATGTAGCAGAATCCTTTAATTCTCTGGTCGTTCCAGCTGTATCTCTTGACCGCGCAGCTATCGCCAGATCTGTCATACTGTGCGTTGCTTGTATTGCCTTCCCCGCAGAGGAATGTCTTTGACTCTGAATCAATCGAGAGTACTCTGCCGACATGGCTGTGTGTGAACACGCACAGCGCACCCAGCTCCGGCACTTTTCCAGTCTTACCCACAGCGTAAAATCTGTCGTAAGTCTCAAAGCACGCATATCCGCAGTAATTGTCTTTCGTCATGTGCCAGTGTTTCAGCGCTTTCTCGAGTCCGAATGTCAGAATTTCCATTGCAAACTGATATGTACAGCACCATGCATTGTCCTGATATCCTGCGAGGCCTGCCGCATTTACGATCATGCTAAATACCTGGTGATTCGTTCCTGTCTCTACATATGGGATTGTAGCCATCTCAGTCTCACGATCAATCAACTCCTGCAGAGTCCCCTCGTAAGCACCTGCCGGATGAGTATATCCGAACGGATCCGCGCCCGCTGCCGGGAAGCAATAGAAAGTATATGTCGAGCCGTAAGCGTTCTTAATGACTGTCTGCCCTCTCTTGTATGCTGACTTGTCTCTCACGTCTCCGGAGCTTATAGACCTGATATCCGACAGGCAGTCATGTTCATCAATGTGCGGCGGAAGTGTGCGCAGGCCTCTCCGCAGTACATAGTCAGCATACTGCCTGTAAGTTGCATTTGCAGAGCCATTATCCATGAAATAGGCTGCTCTCGCAAACCATCCGCTGTTTCTGGCGTACTCATAGAGCGTCTTATATGTGCTCTGCTTCTCAAAGAGATTAGCCATCAGCGACAGCTCTGCGCAGGCTCCGTCTATGCTTCCTTGTTCCTGTTTTGCCAGATTAGCCAGCCCTTTCAGTTCTTTCTCTGTAAGATCATATTTTCTAAACTGCATTATCCTCTCCTAATCAAAAAAGAGGGGATTTCTCCCCTCCGGTCTCTTTTATCAGTTACTATCAGCTGTTCTGAGCATTTCCACTGCCTTCGACAGTACGGGGATCTCTATGCCGGCAAGCGATGCGTTCTCTATCAGACTGATCAGCTCGTTAGTTATGAGCGCTATGATCACGGCATTCCGGAAGTAATCCACCTTAAAAATAATATCCAAATACTGGCCGGCTACTACCAGGAAGAGCATGAGCACCTTTTTAGCAAGGCCTTTGAGCCCCGCTGCACTACTCAGCTTTCCAGAGTCCGTCTTTTGCGACTTGTGGAACACACCTGCGACGATCACGCCAGTCAGATAGTCGAGCACCATAAACACGATAAGGGCTTTAAGAGCTGAGTCCCATCCTCCTGCGGCAGCGACAAGAGCGCCGGCTGCGGCTCCTATCGCTGTTACAACATAATTTTTAGCCATAGTTTTGCGGCTCCTTTCTTTTTCATGCCACAATTTTAGCCCCTTCGATTATCGTATAGTTCGCCCCGTTTCATCTCGAATACTTTTTAAAATCGTTCTTCACTTTCTCATTCGATACATGCGCATATCTCAGCGTTGTCTCGATTTCAGAATGTCCGAGAAGCATTTGCACGCTCTCGATCGGCATCCCGCGATTGATTGCGGAAGTTGCCATCGTGTGCCGGAACCGATGAGGGATAATCCCATCAACCCCGCTGCCGGCAGAGAGTCCGTGCAGACACTTCCTGACAGCCGATGTAGATATCCTCTTATGCGGAGCTCTTTTCGATACAAACAACGCTTCACACTCATCCGTTCTGGATGCGATATACTTACGTAGGCTCACGACCGCTCTGGCGTCAATGTAGGCTGTCCGCCACTTCCCGCCCTTGCCGTACACTGTCAGCTCCCTCTTATCAAGGTCAATGTCTCCCCGATCCAGTCCGACGCACTCAGATACTCGGATGCCAGAGGAGGCCAGGAGATCCACAATAGCCTCATCACGGATGCTCTCGCAGGCCGCGCGGATCTGCTCTATATCCGTATCTGCATATTCCGTCCTCGGCCTTGAGTGCGACTTTTCTCTTTTTATCCTGACAGACGGGTCTTTGTCGATATACTCTTCCTCATATAACCATTTAAAAAACGATTTTATTATGCTTTTCCTTTGGTTCAGAGTCTCAACGCTTAGTTTCTTCCCGGTCTTTTTGTTTACCGATATGCTCTGCAGATACAGTCTGATATGATTTACCGTTATCTTCCCCAGTGGCGTATGCAGGAAGAACAGCATGTCTTCCAAGCACATCCTATATTGGTCTTTCGACTTATCTGACATTCTGCCATCCTGTGCCTTCGATGCCATATAGATATAGTATTCCTGCGGGAGCTGGTACTCACATGTTATTATTTCTGTTTTGATTGGTGAGATCTCATATCCGAGCGTGTACACTGACAGCGCATTCTGTATTATCCTGAGCTGATCAGGCGAGAAGTGTGGCGTAAGATTGAGGATGAAACCATCCACGAAAGAATCAGACATAAAAATACCTCCTCCTAGTGTACACTAAGGGAAGGTCTGTGATATACTATACCCAGCCCTTAGTGGTGGGGAGTCAGGAGAGTTTGATTGGTAGTCGGCCTCCTGGCTCCGTTTTTTTATGTTCTTTTTACCCTCTCATTATACCAAACATCCGTTTGCATATCAATGAATCTGTTACATAAGTTGCGCCGGCGCAACAAAAAAAGAGACGGGGATTCCCGTCTCTTCTATGCCTCTAAATGGGCGTTTAGTTTACTTGCTAAGCCTGTGTATTTCTATGAACCACCAGAGGATGTTTCCAAGAAATATGCCCACAAGTGAGACTTTTAATACTAATACTGCCATGGCGTTTAGTTTATTCACGCCCTTGTATACTTCCAATACAACGAATTGTAACCTCTGCTTATGCTGGCGTTCAAAATCATATAAGCCGCATTACTTGGAACAGTGAACGTGTTCTCAGCATTTTGAGGGTTCATCTGTAATGCGCTCAATAATGTATCGTTACTATCAAAGAAAGCCCCAGCCCAGCCCTCCGATGATTTGACAATTATATCGCGTCCGGCATAAGCACTAATGTTTATGTGTTCTGAATACTCATACTGATTATTTGAGGCATAGCCATTACTGTTATAATATCCGCCTGTTGTCCACGTGTATGCGTTATATGGGTATGTAGCAGATGCCGGTGCGCCGTCAATAAACATCCAACTGCACCCCTCTTTCCCATACGATTTTTGATAATTTAAAATCATATAAGCCGCATTGTCCGGGACTGTATATGCCGTTTCTTCTAGTACGGTCGCTGGTATCCATCCTATTTGATTGTTGTTTGAATCAAAAACACATCCAGCGGTTGTTACTTTGGTAAAAAACATTAGTGTCCCAAGTCCGGCATATTTTGATATATCAATAGGCTTTGAATATTCATGGTCGCTATTTTCCTGAATCTCTCCGTTTGCCCGTATGTATCCGCCGTCTACCCAGTCAAATTCTTTATAAGAAAAAGGACCATTTGCGGTATTCTTTTCTGAATCAGTACCAAACAATGATAAAATGAAATTTCCAAGCATCCTACCGAGTCTGGCGTTTCCTTCTGCGTTAAGGTGAAGTTTGTCTCCTCTTGTGTAATGATCGGCGTTATCAGTATTGTACGGATATATGCCGCTTAAAGAGTTGGCATCGAATACAGGTATTGCATATCTCTTGCACATCACTTTCATTGCCTCGGCTATATCTTCACATGTCATATTTCCGGTTGTGCGATCCTGCTTGGTCGGCGTAACAAAAACGATTGTTTTTGTTGGGTACTTATTTATAAGACCGTTACACAAAACATAAAGCGCTCCCCAAACTGTATCCTTTGTCGTGTCCCCATCGGTTCCCATAACAGAGCCATGCCATACATCATTAACTCCGCCGAAAACTATAATTAAATCTGCGTCATCGCTCATTGACAAATATCTGTCGCAGAAAGACGAGTTTCCAAGCTCCTGTTGTAATGAATTATCTGCAAGGCTCGAACCAGAATAACCGTAGTTGTTGATGGTTGCTAATCCAAGTACATCCTTAACACCAAAAAGATAACTATGGTTTGGGTCTGGGGCGTTCACGGTTATAGAATCACCTAAGAAATTCGCTTTCCCACCATAGAAGTAAGACCTTAACGATATATGTCTTACGTTGTCTAATAACTTAGAATAGTCTTTTGATAGGTATGAGACTTTACTAGACAGATTGTTCCCGACCTTATAGCTCAGACCGCCGCTACTATCGTTAATGATAAGTTTTGCTGCATTTGTCGGAGCTGTCAGTTCTAAATCCGCAACTGTTGTTTGTGCATTAGCTACGGAAAGTATGTGATTACTACTGTCTATGAACCCCCATGCCCTCGGACGGCTTCCACCGCTTGCATTGATAACAAATTTATCTCCCTCTGTGCAATCTAGCACAGCATATGACCATCCACTCTCAACCTGCGGCGTAAGGCTTACCGGGTCAGTATTAAACCATATGACAAGGTTTTTTGTCATAGGTATTATACCCACTTTGTCCCCTAAATCAGCCTTTATTGCCGTAAGCTCATCGCCTGTCTTCTTTGCGTCCGCATACCCTCCGGAAGTGGTCAGCGTCGCGTCTGCTGCCGGTATTACACCGTTCGCAAGCTTTGCCGCTGTGATAGTGTGATCACCAATTGTGAGCGCCGCCATCTCTCCTTGATCAATCTTTTCTTGCAGCGCGGCCTCCAGGGCTTCCGTTTGTAACGTCGGATTTGACACATCAGAGTAACACTGCTCTATCGCTTCTCCACACTTTTCGATTGCGTCTGCAATGTCATCCCTCACATCAATAGCATAGATTGCGGAGCGTATTAATGCCACCGTGTTCGCTAATCTCGTTAATATTGTTGATATTGCACTCATCTTATATAATCTCCATAACTAATCCGCCTTCCAGGCGTACTCTCATTCCTCCGAGGTTTGTCCAGCCTGTCAGCCCTTGCGCGTGTATGTCTCCGTGTAAGCCTGTGCTGTCAACGATTATCTGTGTCGTTGGCGTTCCCTCAGATCCTCCTGCCTGCAGATACAAGATATCTTTGCCCCACAGTGCTGCGCGCTTTATCCCGTCGCTATATGTCGGGCATAGGTCAAGCAGGCCGGATATCTGATTATTTAGATAGCCCCTATAGAATCCGTTTTCTAGCGTTGCCTTTTTATCTCCTGATGTCGATATTATGGATCCATCGTTTATCGTTGCTCCTGTCATACTCGCTATTCCGGCTTCTGTTAGCGAGAATCTTGGCGAGTTTATTGAGAACTTTGTTGATGTTAGCGCGCCAGTTTCAAGATTGAACGCCGTGTTCCCGCCTACATCGGACAGTATTCCGGCTTTGATGAGCCCCGCCATCAGCGTTCCGGTCAGGATCCTGTCCGCATTAATCTGCCCGTCTATCGTTATCCCGAGTTTCCAGGCTGGGTCTGTGGCAGGTTTATATCCTGCATTTGAGGACCTTATGCCATTCATGCTTATCTCAAGGATATTTGTTGCCGTCGTTTTATCCGGTGTGTCCATCCAGAGATCACGGAGCCAGAGGCCGTTAGCGTCAAATTCTGAGAGCTTATAGCCTCCATTGGTCCCGGCAAATCGTGCCATCAGATTCGCCACTTCCTGCCTAATCACATTACGAATCTTAAGCTCTGTCTGAGCTGTGGCCTGTCTGATCGAGTCTCCGCCGCTGCCGACCTGGTCGCTTATCGTTGTCTGCTTGTTCTTAAGCGTCGCGCTCAGGACTATCGTATCCTTCTGCGGAGCCAGCGGATGCAGCGTCTGTTCGATTATCGGCAGTGTCATGTTGAGCCCGTAAGGCTCCGCCTTACATGGTATCCTGTCTCCGAGATTCATCGCGTCCATATCGGCATCCAGCATCGACAGGTCCATCGCTGTCAGTTTGAGTCTTAGCGTCTCATACTGTGCTTCTGTAAGCCAATCCTGACCCGCTGCCATAATGTCGGCAGGATCTTCCAGATCGTCAAACACTACCACTTTCCAGACATATCCGAACCTGTTCAGCACCGTCTGAGAGGCTGTAAGATAGTCGCATCCGTCGTTGACCGACTTTATATCGATGCGCGTCTCAAAGTCTCCCTGTGAGTCTGTGCGCTTCCCGAGCGGTATGATACAGGTCACAATGTCGGAAGCCGTCAGCGTCTCTGAGTAGTCCAGAAGATTCTCACCGAAGTTAATTCCCTGCCTGTTCGCCGCTCCGTAGTCTGATAGATTCACATATTCGAGATAGCGCGTCCCGGACTGCTTGCGAATCCGGAAGCATCCGCCAAGATTTCCGATTAGCTGCTCTCTCAAAGCTTCCAGCGTGCTGTTATGGTCTGTTACCTTAAGACTCTGGTCCCATCCGCTTGTAACAGTCACGAGTCCTGCCGTGAACTGCTTTTTATACTCTACACAATCATTGTGTTCTGCAAGCACCGCCGTCAGGAAGTTCGTCGGAGTCACATCTCCATAGTAGTGCTGCGGCTGTATGCTATCCTGGAGAAAAGCGAGCTCTCCGACAGCATAGACCTTTTTGCAGTTCATTCTATCTTTGTCAGTCTCTCGAACTTCTCCGCTGAATACATTCCGACTATCCCGAAACACTGTGATCATCGATTTTCTGTTCTGGATACTGTCATAACATGGATTCGCCGGCGGCACTGTGATCTCGCAGCTCCCGGCCTGTCCGATTGCGAGCTTGATTACCGGATCCCCTACGATTGATAACACATCATCTCCGGGATAATATAAGATTTCATCATCCAGATATATCGTGTACATTACAAGCTCTCTCCTCTATAAGACACCTTGACCTTCGCAGATCCGCCAAAGCTTAGAGTCACATCTTCCGGGCCGCATACCTTGAGATCCGGGAATCTATTATCTCCTGTCACGAGATTATAGCTCTTTCCCGTACCTACCACGGCCATCGTGAGTGACTGTGATGTCATATTTCTGACTGTAATCGTCGGTACGACTGCATGATCTCCCTTCGGGATTTCAAGCACATATGAGCCCGTGATTGTAAGTTCCCCGATGTATCTCAGGCAGTCCGTCAGGAAGTTCATATCATCCCACCTGAGTTTTTCCTGGGAGCTCGCCACATCATGCTTGTATGCGTCCACGTATGCGGACATCGTGAAAGCCCCGAGTCTTGCCGTCCTTGCGTTATCCTTTATGTTTATCCGTCCGAGCCAGTAGTGAGATTTGTCATTATCGAATGTTATTTTGACTTTTCTTCCGTCGATCAGATTCCGGATCCGCGACACTGTAAGGTCGAATACTGCCGGCGCACCGACAATAGCCATCTGCATATTGATTGACCGTCCCCGGAACACTACATCTCCTGTCAGCGCTTCCGACGCATCGAGCAGATTAGACCGTCCCGGGACCGTTATATAATTTGTTTCCTGCTCCGGATCTCCGATCGGGGCTCCGTTCGTCACCGTAAGCCCCCAGTCGCGCCAGGTGTGATATTTCGCGCCTGTGCTGACCACCTCAATCGTAGCTCCGTATCTTTCCATCACTGCCATGCCGCTCTCTGTGCCTCCCGTCCGAGTACCGCATCGACCACGCCGACCACTCCGCCAGTATCAAGGACTATCTGCATCGCCATAATCGCCTGTTTAAGGCTCTCAATAGCTGCAAGGATATCATCTATGTCTTCGGTCTTTCCCGGCATCGTGAGACCCGCTTGCGGTCCTGTCATAGTGCTTGTAAGCACATCCATTGTCCGTCTTGTGGTCGCTGTCATATCACGCTCTGCCGCCGGCATTTCCATCTCAAAGCCTACGCCAATACCCGCAGCCCAGTTCTTTCCGATCATGTCCCGAGCCTTTTTCGAAGGTGAAGCGATACCCAGCCAGTCGCAAATTCCGTCCCATGCATCGCCAACCGCACCGACCGCCGAATCTACGAGACCGCCTGCAAAATCCGAAACACCCTGCGCAATACCGTCTATGATTGCTTTTCCGATTCCTATCCAGTCGAACTCTGCAAATGCAGTTACAATGCTGTCGAATATCTGCGGAAGCATCGCAAGTACATCCGGAATTGCTTCGATCAGACCTTTTCCTACCTCTCCGAGCAGTTCAAGACCTTTTGCCAAGAAGTCCGGTAAGTGTTCCGCAATCGTGGCGATAATATTGGCAATGACTTCTGCCATCGTCGCGATGATCTCCGGAAGATTGTCCATAATGCCCTGCCCTATGTTCTGGAGCAGTTCGATACCTTTTTCCAAGTATTCCGGCATATGCTCCATGAGAAAACTGATCAGGTTTGTCGTGATCTCTCCCATCGATGTAAGCACTGCAGGCATATTTTCAAGTATTCCGGTCGCGAGCTGTTCAATCGTCTCGATTCCCTTATCCAGGAAGCCCGGCAGATTTTCCTCGATGAACGCAAGCGCCTGATTTACGACCTCTCCAAGACTGTCGACCGCTGCCGGCGCGTTCTCTATGATTCCCATAGCGAGATTCGTGAGCATGTTAAATCCCTGCTCGAGCAGCGTCGGACCGTACTCCATCAGGGTATTAACTATTACTTCTCCCACGCCGAGAATCGCTTCGCCAATCAGCGGCAGATTCTCGATCACACTGGATGCCAGAGTCGCAATGATCGACATTCCCGCCTCTACGATCTGCGGCAAATTAACGATAAGAGTCTCAGCTATCGCCGTCACTATCTGAGTCGCTATCTCCGCCATCTGAGGAAGCATCTCGCCAATCCCGCTCATGAGCGACTGGATGCCCTCCGTTACCATTCCTATGCCCTTGTCCGAGTTGCCCGCGAAAATCTCAGTAAGTCCGTCCATCACCGTTGTCAGCGAGGGCAGGAACTCCTGCATCATTCCTCTCGACAGTCCTCCGAAAGCGGTCTGCATATCCTGCAGGCTGTCCTGATAAGATGCCGCTGCCTTAACTGCGTCTTCCGACATGACTCCGCCAAGCTCACGAACGCGGTCCCTCATGGCCTGCGTGTCTTCTGCAGACGTATTGAGCAGTGCGCCCAGCTCCGTCGCTCCTCTTCCGAGGGTCTTTCCGGCCAGATATGTCCGCTGTGTCGAGTCCTCGACATTCTGCAGGGCTGAGATAGTCCGCTCAAAGAGCTCTTCCTGAGACATATTCGCTATCTCTTCCTGCGAGATTCCAAGCTGCTCGAACGCATCCGATCCAGACTCCGCAGCATTGGCAAGTGTCTTCATGGATGCCTTCATTGCCTCCATGCTGGTGCCCGAATGCCGCATGACCGCATCCCATTCCTGATAGGATTCGACAGACATACCCATCTTCTGGCTCATCTTGTCGATATTGTCTCCGTACTCCGCAACGCTTCCAACTCCTGAGACAAGCGCCCCGGTTGCCGCCGTCGACGCCGCTGCGATTGCTCCAATCGCGCCGACTCCGATCTGTGCCGCCGAGGCGATTCCGCTTGAGAAGCCTCCGGAGAACTTAGAGCCTGAGCTCTGGCCGGCCCTCTCCGCTTCCGGTTCTACTATCGATGCTATTCCGTTTGTAATTCCGTCAGCGGAAGGGACTATCTGCACATATGCTTTTGCTAATTCAGTCGCACTCATTATTGATAATCCTCCTCCGTTCTCGCTCCCACTCTTCCGGTGTGGCGCAGCTCACTATCCCAGATTCAGAATTTTCTTCGATGCCAAGCAGGGCTCTTGCCATCGATGCCGGGGCCTCTCCTGTGGCTCCGGCTAACATCCACTTTATGCCGGCCAGCATATCATAACATCCTGCCATGATTATCATATCCAAGCGTTCTTTCTGTCCTGACATCAGCATCTTTATTCGTGAATTTTCCCTCAGACCGCAAGAAAGCACCGCCAATGTTTCAACCGGCAGTGCTTCCAAATCTCTCACTTGATACGTCTCCCATAGGTCACATGCAAGCGCATCCCTGTCTTTTGCGAGCATAGCGGTGAGGGTCATTATTTTTTTGCTCTTTCGTCTGCTTCCTGTATGGCTGCGACGATCTCATTGACCTCTGAAACAAGGGTATATATATCCGTTCTTCCTGTGTCGCTCCGCTTAGCCAGGTGCTTATAAAGCTTCTCGATCTGCTTATCATCATTCGAAAATACAGCATCGATCATCTCATAGGCTCCCGCCGCCCGTTCATACGGATCTGCATCGGCCTTCTTGATTTTCACCATAGCCCGCACGAACTTAGCATCAAACGTTATTCCCGAGTTTACTTCATACTTAAACCCGGAGCTTGTTTTTCCCTTAACGATCATAAATTAGCCCTCTCCGCCAGATCCTCCGCTGGATTCTCCGCTGGATCCTCCGCTGGATCCTGCTGCCGCTGTCGCTTTGATATACTCATAGTGAGTATCCCCTTCTGCATTCGGATAAGCTGAGAGCGTGACCTGATATCCGACAGCCTGCCCTCTTTTATACACGACTTCCGCGACTGCAGTCACCTTCGCACATGGAAGTACGACACGTTTCACTGCTCCCTTGAGCAGCATATCGACGATAAACGATTTAAGCTGATGCGCTTTTGCGTTAGCCTTTACCGTTATGCCGTTCTCAAGGTCTCCGGTAACATTCTCGTCGCCATGGACCAGCTTGAGTACTGCCGGGTTTGTGGACTCGATAAGCGCGACCTGATACTTGTCCGTTTTCTCTGTCTCATCGCTGTCAACAATCTGACCGCCCCACTCTTTGATGACCTCTGTCGTGATCTCGCCCTGCTCTTTAAGACCATCTTCGGAGCAGTATCCAAGATCCGTGAAAGTAGTTTCGTCAATAGCTGTTACTGCATCCTCCGGCAGTGTCGCATCTACATCTCCGACCCAGACCGCGCCGCCTATAGCGGGCTTTCCAGTTGTCACATACTTTTTATCCATCTTTAAAATCTCCTAAAAGTAAACTATATCGAATACCGCCTGATACCTGTACTCCTTAGTCACCGGATTCGTAAAGTCGTAATCGGAATTAAGCGAGCACTGCGATATATCCGGATCTGTCTCGAAGTCTTCCATGACTTCCTTTACCACTTCGTTCATCTGCGCCGCGTGCATCTTGCTCACTGCACTTATCGACTGCACTGCATATCTCGCTGACTTGATCAGATCTGTCACTCCGCCGGCTGTCCGCTGGATCAGGATATACTCCCTCGGCTTATGCCTTGGAGTCTCGTTCGATACCGGATACGCCGTGTTGTCAGCCAGATATTTAATTAACTTACTTTCAAGCATTCCCCAGCTCCCTCAGTATCGTATTGTTCTCCAGGTTGTCCTGTGCCGCTGCCGCACTCGCAGTATAGACGGATGCGACCACTCTGGAGCCTGCATCGTAAACATCCGCCGCATATCCGTCCCCACAGGCCGATGCAATCCGCTCTGCCATCGGTCCGCAAACTGTCGTTCCGACTTCCTTAAGGAGCTCCTGCACTCCCGCGTCGTTAATTTCCAGCCTCATTTTCAATCCTTTCCACTCTGACAATCTGATGCCATTCGAGCGGGATCATTGCCTCGATGCCCTTAGTCGGATTGCCAATAGTCCGGAAGTGTTCGCCCCAGAAGTCCACCCGGTTCCCTGCAGACCAGTCATGTGCATCTCCCTTCGGGATTCCAAGCTTGTAAACGACTTTTTTCCCGTACAGCGAGAGCGTATCAATAACTTCCTGCTCAGTTGCCGGAGCGATCAGTACGTTTTCCACAGTGGCAGGGCTCTCTGTGTATATGGCGGTTCCAAATTCATCTTTTCCGGTCTCAGATGTCTCATAAAGCGTGACCGGCTGTCCCTCTATCCGGATCATATAACTCTATCCTTCCCAATCGCTGCTTTTTGTTAAGCCCGAGCCTCTTGAGCTCATTGTCGTAAAAGAAAATTCCGCCCTGCGGATTAAGGTACGTGCCAGATACGGTGTAGCCGAGCGCTGATTGTGAGAACTGTGTCAGCGGTTCTGACGTAGTAGACGATCTGAGGACACGGGTCACTGCAGCAATGACCACATCTTTAACCACTGTCGCATATACTTTCCCGTCCTCTATCATCT